TTGGATAGAGCTATCGTTCCTATCCTTCTCAAGATCCTCTAGTCTGTTGAAGTAATCAAAGTAGCTAATCTCATTTCTCTTAAGCTGCTCAACCAAGTCAGCACGTTGGTCAAGGAATCTATCAGAAATATCCTTAACAGCTTTGTCATTCTCTTTGATGACCTGAGCGTAGGTAAGGATAAAGTTGTTCAGGAAGTCTCCAAGGAATCCTGGGATCTTATCGACGAACAATTCTTCCATCAGATTAGCAGCTTCGTTTACTGCGACTCTAAAAGCTGGAACAAAAGTCTTAATGATAGTCTTAGTAAGTTTAACGAATCCCTTGTTGGCAAACTTGATCTCTTTGTTAAGGGCATTCATTGCTAAGTCAATGCCCTTAAGTTTTTTCATCAAACTCTTTTCACCACCAATTTTAAGTAGCAGCTCAGAAGAAGAAAGATCTAGTGATTTGACTGGACCACCTTCCGCAAAGTGTTGGACTAATCCGCCAGCCTTGTAACCTCTCATACTTTCAAAATAGTTAACGCCAAGTTTCTCAACTATTCTTTTGGGGATAACAAACTCACCAGGCTCTAACATGGCGGGAACGATATCGCCTCTACCAGTGCCAGGGACGGAGCCTCCAGCGGCGAAGCCAGTGCCAGGAACAGTTACGATGATATCGCTCTGTCTTTGATCAAGAACAATATTTAATTCCTTTATAGCGCTTTCAACATCCTTTACATTAGAAGAAAACAAAGCAAGTTCTTGATCAAACGTTAACTTATTCTCTCCTTGTTCGGCAAGCCTTTTGTTTAAGCGGTCAACAGCTGGCACAACATCGCCAACACTAGAAGAGAATAAGGAAATCTCTTGTTCGAAACTTAATTTCTCACCTTGTTTTGCAAGTTCATTATTTAAACGATCAATAACAATTTGAGTCTTCTCTATGTTTGAAGATAATATTGAAGTTTCTTGCTCTGGACTTATTACCTGTCCTCTTTTTTTAAACTCTTCTTTTAATCTATTTAGAATTGGAATGGCATCTAAAATTGAAGTAACCTCAATTAAAATCTTTTTATTATTTTTTGTTTCTTCAAGATTTTCTTGAAGAATAGCTGTTTGTTCTCTAACAAACTTTAAATTCTCTTTAAGAAGTTCTGTACTCACAGAAGAAATATCTGCTGTTGGACCAATTGCGTCAAGTCTGCCTAACTCAGCAATAACATGGTCTCTAACAAAATCACCATATTGCACACCATCAACAGGACCACCACCAGCGTATCCACGATACTGCTCAAAGAAAGCCGTGCCTCTTTCTTGGACAGCCTTCTTAGGGATAACAAACTCACCAGGCTCTAACATAGCGGGAACGATATCGCCGCTACCAGTGCCACCAACAAATCCACCAGTCTGCTTGCCAACAGCAGTAGGAATGGTAACACCCAGTCTAGATAACGTAGAGCTAAGGTCTTCAACGTTGAAGGTGATCTCCGCACCATCTAACGAACGTAGCTGAGCAAGAAGAGACTGCATTTGATTAAAGAACTTGTCAGCGAAACTAACTTCGTTAAGTTCTTTGACAATCTCAACAGTATATTTTTTGATGTCTCCTAAGATACTGGCTAGAGTAGCCTTCAAGCTATTAAGCGTACTCTCTGTATCTTTGGAACTTTCGCTATAAGCAGCACCAAGTTCATCAGTAAGGCGTAACAGGATTTTTAGATTTTCTTGTGTAGCTTTAGTATTTCTTTCGCCATTAGGATTGAGAACTTCGTGAGAGTCTTTCATTCTCTCATAAGCAGCCCTAGCAGCATCAATGTCAGGAATGATAGCAGACATAGCTGCTCTGAACTGTTCCATGTCCTGAGTGAACTCTTTGCCACGTATGCCTTCCTGTAAGCCTCTGTACGACCTCTCAGCAGCTCCAGCGTTAGCTATCAGCTGTGCCCACTCACCGTTGAACTGCTTAGCGTCAACGGTACCGTCCCTCAGACCGTCCATTAACTGCTTGATGGTCTCTTCAGGACTCTGAGCAGCAATGTCTAAGAAATTCTTACCAAGAATTCTAGAGGAAGCTATGATAGAAGAGAAGCCACGCTCATCAAAGTCTGCTTCTAAGTATGGCTTGAACGCTTCTTCAAGTTCTTCTCTGACTTCACTGATAATATCAATCTGTTTGTCATACAGACCATTCTCTGATTTTAACAACGATCTTTGCTGGTCAAGTAACTTGTTAAGTTTTTGCTGTTGTCTAACAACAGAGTTGCCAATGATACCAGCTTGGTCAGTTAGGTGGCCTTTGATCTCGACCTGTTGTTCTAAGCTACGCTCACCATTGGGGAGTAACCTAGTCTTCTCAATGATATCAATCTGACCCTGGATCTTCATAATATCATTGTAGACAGTCTGTTCTTCCAGAGCGTTCAGGAGACCTTGATTCTTTATCTTGTTGGTCTTTTCAATAGTTGACTGCAGATCATAGAGAGCAGTCTCCTGATCGAGAAGAACGTCCTTAATCTCGCGTTCAATCTTCAGTTGCTCAACAACTTGCTTACCTCTATCAGCAAGAAGTGAATTAATCTTTGCAAGTTGAACAACACGCTTTCTTCCTAGCTTGTAGAGATCACCATTTTCATCTTTAATCTTGCGAGCTACTAAGTTATACTTGCTAATTTCTTTGGTAAGTTTAGCGTCAATAACAAGTAGCTTGCCTTTTGACTGAATAATCTTAGAGTTACCAGAAAGAACTGCATCTAACTTAGTCTTAGACTTCAGTAACGTCAGATCCTGTTTGAACAGTTCGTCACTCTCTTGTTGTCTAAGTTTAAGGATCTTAGACAACAACTTAAGAGAAGCAGCACTTAGTAATTTTTTATCCTTAGCAATAAACTTTCCATCTTCAAGAGCCTCAAGATATCTATGTTCTTCACCACTAAGCGCGCGTTGACTAGCAATACTAGCTCTAATCTGAGAAACACGATCACTACCAAATATAGCTATCTTACGATAAGCGTCTTCACTCTTAAGAACTTCAAGTTGAACTTGATGTTCAATTTGAATAACCTTTAATCTAGCTTCAGCATCTGCTTTAGTTTGATTAAGGTTAACATCATATGATTTTTCTTTATCAGCAAATGCTCTTTGAGATTCAATCGAATTCTCATTTATCGCATGTTCTATTTTTAAGATATCTTCATTTGATTTAAGAATATTTTTTGTAGATATTAATTTCGCAGCTTCAATATCAGCAGCTTTTTTAGCATTAGCTGTTTGATTAAGACTGATAGAAGCAGTCTCTCTTAGTAACTCATTGCCAAATTCTCTTTGTGTGTCAATGGCTTTAGTAGTGGATATCAACTTTTCATAATGCAGAGCTACAAAAGCAACTTGTTTAATTTGACTTTCGAATTGATCCTTTATTCCTTCAAGAGCTGCTTCAAGTTGCTTAGTGTCTCTAATATGAACTTTCGCATGTTGAACAATTCTACCTTGTAATTCACTGATTACTTCAGAATTTTTCTTAAACTCTTTAGCTCCTTCAACAGTTTTATCTAATTCAAAAGCAACAAGTTCAGCATTGCCAGCGATAGCAGCAAACAATGGAACTACATCTTCTGCTTCAAATTTAAAGAACTCAAACCCTTTGCCTTTAGAGAAGTCTTCAAGATTCTCTCTAAAGGTTCTAGTCATCAATAAAGCTAACTCTTCACTCTTGTTCTCTACAGAACCCATATCAATCTGCATCTCTTCTAAACTAAGAACAGTTTCTGGCAGAACAGTAAATTTTGTATTAGCTACAATCCCCTGAATACGTTCAAGAGAATTATCTATTGTTTTCTTAGCTTCATCAATTGTACTTTTTGGAACAATAAAATCATATTTGAATAGCATTTGTAATCTAAGATCATCAATACCTTCAGCTGTTCTAAACAGTTCATCAATCTTTTCTGAAAGTGGAAGCGCAGAAAGGTTCTTGGATGTTTGAGAAAGGAATTCTAATGAATCACTAAATTCATAACTCTTTTCTGTAGTAGCATTCATGGCTCTAGAGACATCAAATACACTTTGAGTTAATTTAACATTTTGAGCAGTTACTTTACTATCTTGATTTGCCAATGTAGCTACAGCAGCAGTAGCTTCAGTAGCTGATTTAGAAATACCTTCAAGTTCCTTTTCAAGATTAGCTTTATCTTTTTTACTAAGTTCAATACGAATTTTCTCAGGACCACCAACAGAAGATCTTGTTTCAGTTTTAAATCCTTCTTTAAGTTGTTTTTGAATAACTCTATATCGTTCAGCAAATTCTTCTAGCTTTCTTTTAGATGCTTCCATATGAGCAACAAATGCTTCGTTCTTAGCTTCATCCATTGATTTTTTAAGATTTTCAATTTCTTGTCTTTGCTCTTTTACTTTTTCAATGAAGTCGCTTAGAACTCCACCAGCAGACGAAGCAGCAAGCGCTAAAATGCCATGAGCGTTAACAGCATTACCAATAGCGTTTTGAGATTGCTCTAATGTAGTTCTGTTGTCTTCGTATGCGATATTCACTTTTTCAAGTTTAGCAATAGTTTCATCAAGAGCGTCAAGTTGATTATCGTATTCTCTTGTTGATTGTCTAAGGGTGTCTAATGTCTTTTTGCTATCCTTAATAATACGATCATTAGCAGTTGACAACCTATATAGAACAATTATCAAAGCCGTAACTGCTGCAGCTGCAAGAACATATGGGTTCAATAAAAAAACTAGCATTGCTTTGCCAGCTGCAACAATGCTGCCTGTTACACCAAGAAAAGCAATGTTTAATCTTATAAGAGTAGCAATATGTTTATAGGCTGCTTTACTAGCTATTGCTAAATTAGCAATCCATGATTTTAATGAAAATGTAGCAGTTGATATTTCTAGAGTTGTTTTGACAAATGATAATCCAAGAACATTAACAACCAATGCATAAGCCACAGTGACAATCTTGGCGATGCCTAATACTCCAACAACATATCCAAGAACTTTCAAGAACGGAGCTAACGGAGTATCTTTAATAGCATTTGAAAAACTATTGATAGCTCTAACAATAGTTATCAGAATTGCAGCTAGCGGTGCTAGAACAACACGACCAAGAAACAACATGTTCTGTGTGAATATCTTTATCTGTCCACCAGAACTCTGACGCTGAATATCAGCTTGAGCATCTGCAGCACCAGCAGAAGTAGTTTCAAGTTTTTCAATAGTTTTGTTAAGACCGTCAACATCCTTAATCAAAGCCAAGAATGCATTAGAGCCACGAAGACCCAAGCGCTCAAAGACAGTACCAACCTGAGCAGCTGTTAACGCGCCTTCTTGTAGACGAGCGCCAACTTGTCTAACAGCATCTAAGAAATCTAGTGGGCGGTTAGGATCAATAGCAATACCAAAAGCCTCAGAGAATTTATCCATCTCACGAGACATGCGCGAGAAGATAACTCTAAGAGCACGACCAGACTCACCACCACGAATAAAGTTGTTATGTAGGAAAGCAACAATTCCTGAAGTCTCTTCAAGAGAGAGATTCATCTGGTTAGCAACAGGGAGAGCAAACTTCATAGCCTGTGTGAAGTCGCTAATCTCAACCTGATTATCTCTGTAGGTAGCTGCGACAATATCATTGATCTTGGTAAAACGTTCAGTTAGAGAAGTAGTATCATCCATCGTACCTTTAAGAAGTCTAAAGGTAGCGGCAATAGTTTTAGTAGTGGTAGTTACATCTGCACCAGTAGCTTGGACAAGATTCATAGTTGATACAAGAGCAGACATAGACTCTTCAGCAGTTAAACCAGCGCTACCAAATTGGAATGTAGATTCACTAACTTGATCAATTGATAAACCAGTACGTAAAGCATTGTCTTCAATAGCTGCACCAAGAGCTACAAAACGATCTTGGAACAACAAAGCAGAAGAACGAGAAACCGCAAAAGCTCTAGCGGTGCGTGTATTGAGTTCAATGATAGACGTAAGAGCAGACTTCAGTTTGGTAAGAGCGCCAAAGATAAGGATAGTCGAAGCAAAATACTTCAACTGAGTAGCGATCACATTGCCAAAGCCCTTGGTGAGAGAACTAAGGAGTCCAGTCTGCTTAGACTGTTGTTTAATAACACCTTGGCTGGCGCTGATAACACTTCTCTGCATTTTGTTATACTGTTGCAGAGAAGCAGAGGCTTCTTTATATGCTTGAGTCTGCTTAGCCAACATACCTTGGGTGGCGGCTAAAATTAATTGAGTAGATTTAACAGAAGATTGAGCGGCTGCTAACTCTGCTTGTGTTTTGCTATTTAATCCTTGTTTAATAATAGCTAAACTAGCAGCTTCTTCTCTAGCTAAAGCCTTTTTGAGGGCAGCAACTCTAGTGAGAACCAAAGCGCTGGAAGTTTGCACAGCGTTGTGTAGCTGTAGAACCTCGTTAGTCCTTCTTATCTGACTATCGTAGGCCTTGAGAGCATCGTCAGCAGCTCTGAGGGCTGTAGCTTGCGCTTGAGCCCCAGACGTTCCCACAGGTTTAGTAGAAGAGATCTGTTGTCTTTGTTGAACAACAGCGGAGCGTCCACCCTGAAGTTGTTTTAAAGCACCCTGTAATCTAATCTGTTCAATAAGAGTAGCGTTGTATTTTTTTTGAGCCTGTGCTTGAGTAGCAGCAGCAGCCTTTTGAGCATTCTGAAGTCTCTTAATGGACTCTTCTTGTGCTTTATTTAGGTTTAACGTAGCTTGAACACTAGCGTTATATCTGGCGCCAGTTGCTATAAGACTTTCAACACCTTTTTTGAGTAAAATATATCTTTGTAATAGCGCTTCTGCATTCTTCTTTTGTTCTTCTGAAGCACCTTTATTTTGATGAAGAGCAAGAATATAATGTTTTACAGAAGAAATAGTACCAAAAATACTATTCTTCAAATTCTCAACTGCACTGATTTGTTTTTTAGTAGATACTACGCCTTTCTCTTCATTCTGATATAGGACATCTTGTGCTTTTCCCAACTTACTATAAAGCTTTTCTATTTTATTGAAGGCTGCATTAGTTTTAGAAACCTTCTCTTTCATTGAAGCTTGAGCAGCTAGTTGAAGTTTAGTATTATTCACAGCTTCTTTTGAAGCAGCGCTGTTTACCTTGTCTATATTGGCCTGCATATCTTTGGTAACAGTCTTGACAACTTTACCAGTTTTATTGAAACCAGTCTGTAGAGCATTCAAGGCTTTCTGAGAAGCACCACCAGCTAAACCAGCAAAAGACTTAGGAACAGTTTCAATCCTGTTCGTAAGTTCAGTTACCTTACGGTCTAGTTTGTCTACTTCGCCGAGAATCTTCTGCATAGAAACGTTCTTGGTATTATCCAAGACGTTCATAGCCGCAGACAATCTACCAGCAGCCGTGGCTAAACCACGCATTGTTTTAGACAACTGCCCCAACTGTCGAAGTTGAGTCACAGTTATATTGACAGAAAAGCCTAATTTTCTGGTAGCGTCAGACATGATCTTTACCTAAATACGCGAAGAGACTTGTTTTTTATATATTACTTAAACCGAGAGGGATTCTTACCGTTTCTTCCCTTGGTTTTTCCAGCACTCTTCTTAGAGCTAGACTTGGATTCTTCTCTTTGTCTTTTAGAGACTTCGTTTTCAATAGAACGTTGTTCTCCAACTACAATTTGATGACATTCAAACAAAAAATTACTGTAATTATTCAGTCCATCTCCAAATAAAGGAGTATGCATATCTACTGACCAGTTTATCAAGTCAATAAGTTTAGTCAATCCCCTGTTACCAATCAAAACAGCGGTAGGACATGAAGTAAACTCATAGTCTTCGACACAGAGAATGACATCGTCGTTCTCTTCTACCACCTTCTCGACCTTCTTCTTTTGCTTGTCTTTACTGAATGCGATAGCGTAACGATTAACACTGCTCTTTTTAGCAGCGCTCTTGATAGTGTCTTTATCTGTCTTATCGAGTATGGGACAGTTGCGTTTAGAGGGCAGACCTTTCGACTCCTGTGACATACAGAAGTCGCAGGTCCACTCTTTTTGAGTTTTCTTTGGATTGTCGCCAGTGGCTAAGAAATAGCGGAAACGAACTATATCTCTTAGCCTTCGGATTCCCCCTCGTCGGGCTCCGATTGACCACGAGCAAACTCAGCAATCTGACTACGCACTTCTGGCGGCACCATCTCAAGCATCTCGTCCATCTGCGAACCATCGAACTTCACAAGATTCGGAGTCTCAGCAGTCCAATCATCAGCCTTGAAGTTATCCCAACCCACAAGACACTGCTTAAGAACAACCAGCTCCTGAGTACCAGACATAAGACGCTCCTTACGACTGGAGCCAGCACCACGGACATCAAAGATCTGGTCACCCAGACTAGCCGACTGCTGTGGCGAAAGGAACTTCACGTTAAAGATGGTCTTGTCAGCGTCCTTAACAGTCTTCTTGCGATCTTCCTTAGCAATGAATGGATAAGCCTTGTCTGCGCGAATAGCCTTCATAATTATCTCCTTTTCTTTTATCTGTGTAGCGTAGCTCAATGTATCGAATGACACATCGTCTTGTATTTTATAACCGCGAGCTAGTAACTTCAAGCCAATCTTAGAACGGTAGCCGCCATGATACCCATATTTCTCAACTGCTGATTTCAACAAAAAACTACCAATAAAAATATAGACTATAGATATAAATATAGACGGAGTATAAAATAATATGGCTAGCCATAAGGAAAGTTTAGTAATCATAAGGAAAAAGGGAGGGCAGTCGTTAAACTACCCTCCCTTCCATGGGTGGGACTAGATAGCGGCGCGCTCGTTCACGAAGATGTAGGCCAACTCGTTCATATCGTTGGGAGCATCACGCAGAGCGGTAAAGGGCAGGTCGTGAGTAATCTGGTCAGGTCCACCAATCTGCGGGGTGGTGCCAGTGTACTCAATGTTCGGCAGGAGACAATGCTTCTGAGAATAAACTTCATGACCGGCGGGAGTAGCGTCACTACCTTGACCGTCAATCTGATTACTCTCATCAATGCTGCGAATCTCGAAGAAAGCAGCAGTGCCATTGACGAACTTACGGTAAAGGATCACATCATCGAACTCGACGTTCAATGAACCCTCAACCGAACGCTGCTGCTCAGGCAGACCAGCGCGAACACGACTACCAAGCTGATACTTGTCAGAGTACAAGTTATTATTCAGCGTGAAGGTAGCTGACAGAACCTCCTGAGACACACCATCCACGTAGACAGCGGCCTGAAAACTCGACAGAGGGTCAGTGTCAGGCGGGTCAGAAGGAGCACCCCAAGACGACTGAGGAGCCACAGGCAGACCAGCAGCATGGTCATAGGCGACAGAACCAGCACCAGCACCCGGGACACCAGTGAACACACCAGTGTAGGTATCGTAAGCGGTGTAGGTAATATCATTCTCGGACTCCATCTGCACGGTACCGCCGGCAGGATTGAATCCGATCATGTCACCAATGTTGAACTCCCACTCATCACCAACAGTGTGAGAAGCAGCAACGGCAGAAGCCCAAGCAACAGTGACGCCATTATCAAGTGGCTGTGCGGCGCCAGTCATTACAACATCTGAAGTCCAAGTGATGCCGCCATCAGTAGACCAATCAAACAAATCAGTAGCTGCAGGTGTCGCAATTCTCAGAAGATAAGTGGTAAGTTCAGTACCTGTAAAAGTTCCAGCTGGAGTTACGTCACTAAGGCCAACGCCAACAGTCTGAACCTCTTCACTGATATTGCCACTAATAGTAAGGTCGAAGTTCTCAATAGTGAAAGTGGTATCAGTAGCCGAAACTGCCGAAACAAGATCACCACCAACCGACTCGCCCTTACCAACAAATGAGAACGTACTCTGCAGAATCTCCTGCGAAGTAAACGTATTCTCCACAGTGTTGACTTTGCAACCACTGTAAACAAAGAACGCAACATCACGCCCAACTTCAAGAGTCAGACCGGTAGGCAGAACTGCAGCGGCTTCGATATAATGGGTATAGACCTCATCCCAAATATCGTCAGAACCAGCATATGCCTGAAACACCCAAGCGCCAACTGGCATTACCTGAGTAGGATCAGT